TGCCGCGCGGTTGTATTTAACCCGCACCGACTTGATGTCTTTCCACTTTTTGACGCGCAATTCGCTCGGCTCAATCTTCACCTTGTTTGCCTTCATTTAACCGCCGAAACGCCTCAATCCTTGCCGCCTCCGCATAGCCTTCCATTCGAATAGTCAGTGCAGCATTCGGGTCGGAATAGCCCTGCGCCCGCAACTCTTTGATGCGGGCGATGGCGTTCTGTATCTGATGTTCCTGCTCTGGCGTCATGTGTGGATTGTATCACGGGTCTGTCGATGCGTCTAACATCAGGCTGATGCAGTATGCGGCGATGGGGTTCAGAGGTGTGTCGCCCTGCTCCCAGCGCCGTATGGTGCGCTCTCCGTTCTTGCCCATAGACCAAACCTCAGCCAAGTCGCGTTGGCTGAGGCAAAGAGCGTTGCGGGCTGCTTTGAATTGCACCGAGGTCATGCTGCGGATTTCTCCGCAAGCATTGCCTCAACCTCTGCCCTCACCTTTGGGTTATTGCAGGCGCTGGCGATATACTCGCCCAACTCCGCAAAGTCCCAGCAAGCGCGAATAACTTCCGCGTCTGTCATTCCAGCCTTACCGGCTGCATTGCTGATGGTTGCAGGAAGAGCAACCGCAGCGATGTGGTCAAGACCCAGCTTTTCAGCGAGAAACGTGAGAGAGGAAGTAAGAGAAGCCATCAGAACCTCCGAGGCTGTCGCCTAACCCGGCGCGGGGTGGGCTTCATTGCCCTATGACTCATATATAGGACATGCTGTCCGCCTTGTAAACACCTTTTTTCAAAAAAATGCACCGTCACCTCGGCAAGGTCAAGGTCGCCTGTGGGGACCGTGGCCGGTGCTGCTACGGTTTGAGGCAAACCATGACGTTGACCATGTTGCGACCACCTCGGCACTCATAGCTTACCATATGGTTCATCATTTACAGTGGTTTTCGTGATAGCCATAGTTACCCTGAGCGCATAAGCGGGCCGCAATGGCATCATCTTTTTGTTCAAACCGACCAAGATAAATGCTTTTGTTTTTGTGATAAATTGTTGCTTTCCACTTTTTTGCGGATTTATCCCAGAAAACGCCAGCAACTCCAGATTTGTTATTCTTTGGAGTTTTTTGATTTTTCATATTTTCAGAATGTTTTACATCTCTCAGGTTTGACATGCGGTTGTCAGTTTTTTTACCATTTATGTGGTCTATCTCACCCTTTGGCCAACCACCTGTCTGCATAGCCCATACAATTCAATGAGAGCTGGTAACGCAAGAAATTACCTTTATGGAAATGTATCCATCTCGCTTAAGGCTGCCCGCTTCATTGCCTGCATATGTTGCGTTCCATCTTTTGCAATCACCAGAAGTCTTAAACATCTCGTTAGGGCGCTTTCGCCAAAACAACTTTCCACTACTTGGCTCGTATCGCAACAACTTGCGAAGTAATTCTGGTGATGGTAGATTTTTCTCAGTCATTGGCGGCTCCTATCCGCTAATTGATGTGGCGGGCTTGAGGTTGTGCAGACCTCGCCCGCCTTCTTTATATTATTACGCAATCACAAAAGCAAGTCGACCATCCCGGCTCCGTCCGCTGACCTATGTGTTATCCCTGCGGCCACATCACAATGAAATGGAACGTCTCCCCATCTGGCACCTCTGCTGTTTCAGGTTCAACTGTCCAGCCTTCTGCGCATTGCACGCTTGCAGTCTCAGCGCCTGCCACTGTGATGTTCAACAGGCATAGAACGCTATCGCTTGCGACTTCCCACGTTCCGTTGGCGCTTCGCTGCTGTGCTGTGTTGTGATACGTCAGAACGCCCATCGTCGGGCTTTCCATCCGCAGTTCTGCCTTGTCACCTTCAATGTTGGCGTTGGTCAGATTGACGGGTTCGGCGTGTGCGCTGGTCGCAAGGATGGCTGCGAGTGCGAGGCGGGTCATTGGCCGTCACCTAAAGCACTGCGCAGAATGTCCTTTGCCCGCGCGTGTTCTGCATTCGTGAACTTCGATGCCTCAAGGCAATCAAGCGCCGCGCTGATGTGAGCGCGTAGCTGCTCGACTTCCTGCTCCCACGTTGAGGGATGCCCTGACAGGCAGTTGAATTTGTCCGCTTTGACGGGCATGGCAAATTCCATATCGCTCCACAACAGTGGCTTGCGTCCTTCTGGGAGTGTCATTTCTTCACCTTCGGTTCTGGGTGATTGGTCCTGACGTATGCGCCCAACTCGCGGGCTTGTTTCCAAGCCTCGTCCTTGCTCACTGGCTGCTCCCACGGTGCGGCTGGCATGGTGACCAACGCCACATAGCCATAGTTGCCGCTGCTTTCGCCGGGGATGGTGCTGCGTATGATGCGAGTTGTGGTGGTCATTCTTCCACCCAATGCGCTGACATCGCGTTTGCGCTTGGCCCCGTGCGCTTCGAAACAATGTTGATTGTCTTTCGTGCAAAGGCGATTTTGTCCGCTGCCGATTTTGTACTGCACTCCATGTATTTTGCGACATTTGCCGTGGTGCATCCGGGGTTTGCCTTGATGAACGCCACCAGCTTATCCCGCACCGGACTGAGCCTTACTCCGATTTTCTCTTGTGGCTCCTGCGCAATTGTGAAGCATCTCATTGGTCGCCCTGTCGTTGGGTTCTTGCGCATTGACGCCTTAACGGTGTTGCGTTCCTCCATCCGGCTCAGAAGACTGGCGATAGATTTCGGCTCACGGTTAAAATGCGCTGCTATCTCGTGAACCGATGCGCCGGGGTTCTCTCTGACAAAATCAAACACCCTAGCCTCTGCGATTGGTCCACGCGCCTCTTGCACTGGTGGACGCTCTTTGTTGTGCCGTTTGCTGATTTCTTTGGCATCCTCCTTCATCGCGGCGATGAGTTCATCAAGGTTGGCGAATTGCGGCTTCGGCTTGCTCTCTTGAATGCGAGAGATGCGGGGCTTGACGCTGTATGCTGTAATCATGGGTTTACTCCGCTGCGAAAAGGTCTGCGCCATGCTGTTCGGCGTCTTGAAGGTTCTTGTTGGCTTGGGCGGCATATTCCGGCTTGAGTTCAAAGCCGATATACTTTCGGCGTGCCTTGACCGCCTCGTATCCGGTCGAGCCTATGCCGTTGAATGGGTCCATCACAACATCGCCGGGACGCGTATAGAGACGCAGGCACTTGCGGATAACGTCAAGCTGGAGCGGGCAAACGTGCTTTTCGTCGTTGGCTCCCTTGGCATCGCGGTAATTTCGGAGGACGTTGCCTTGCTGAATGTCCATCCAGACCGGGCTTGCCACCCGCTGCCACTCCATCACGTCAAACTCTGCGTCTTTGATGAGTTCGGCCAACACTTCATCTGGCGGCGTGTTGGCGCAAAGCCCTTGCCGTGTAAGTTCTTCCAGCCATTCCTTGGCAATCTTGACGGCCTCTTTGTCACCCGGTGCTGCGTGTTGAATAGGCCGCTCGTTCGGCGCGTCCTTGCGAAAGAATAGCATGTAATCAGGCATCCCAACGCGGTTCATTGCGCTGTCTTTGCGGATCTGCTTGTAGAGCAAGCCAATGGCCTTGGTGCGCTGCATTTCCACAACAGGATCTTTCCAGATTGTTGCGCGGCCATGATATACCAGCCCCGCATCGCTGTGCGCCCTGATAAGGTCGCCAGAGAAGTCTTGCAATCCTATAGCGCCGTGCTTGCCCTTCCTCATCGGCAGGTCTGTGCAATGAACACAGGCAATCCGTCCAGGTCGAAGAACGCGCGTCAATGCCTCTGCAAAGAACCGATATTGCTCCATAAACGCATTGCCTTCTCCGGCGTTGCCAAGGTCGCGCTCACTGTCTGAGTAAACGAAAAGGTCTCCAAACGGCGGGGAAAAGATGGCGCAATCGACGCTGTTCTGCGGCATCGCGTGCATACCTTCGATGCAATCGCTGTTGTGGATGGCCCATCCGTTGCCCTGATATTCTGGTTGCTTAGTCATTGGTTTCTTCCTTAATCCAGTGCGGAAATGCGAGGTCCAGAGGACGGTCATACTTCACGCGGGTTTGAGTTTCTGATTGTGCGCGGCGCATAGCGTCTGACATGCGGCGCTTCATTTCTTCGTGCTTTTCGGCCTTGCCGTGAATGGCTCGCCAAATAGCGGCTTCTGTGTCTGCGATAACTATATCGTTCCTGACTTGCTCCTTTTGCCCAAATCGATGCGACCGCCGCACTGCCTGATAGTGTTGCTCATATGAGAACGAGATTGACGCAAAGACGGCATGTGCGCAATGTTGCCAGTTCACGCCAAAGCCTGCAAGCTTTGGTTTAGTCACGATTGCCCGATATTGACCATCGGCAAAGCCCAACAGCCGAGCCTCTTTTTCCTCCGGCTTTTGGTCTCCCCTGACCTCAATGGCCCCGTCAATCATCTTCGCGAGCAAGGCGCTCTCTTCGTTCGTTTCGCACCAGACCGTGACCGGCTTATCGTGGCTCGCAAGTTCCGCAGCGCGTTCGCAACGGTCTTGCATGGTCAGGCGCTTCTCTTGGTGAAAGCTGGTTGCGCTGAGTTCTGGGATACGAAACAGCATACCTTGCTCTGCGTCTGCCATTCGGTCGGCTGCGACTTGATGCAAGCGTCGGTCAATATCAGGCAACACATATCCTGTATTGTCTCCGCCTAGATCCGATGGCAGCGTTGCGCAGCGTGACCATGACGCCACCCATGACCAGAAGTCCTCTTGCGCGTGACCCTTCAACCGCCATTCCTGCGATGCCGTGCTGGTGTCGTTGATAAACCATTTTGACAGCATTTCTTGCTGTCTCATCACGCCAAGAAACTCCGCATGGTTGCCAAGTTCCATGTGGTCATTCGGTGAAGGCGTAGCGGTCGCGGCCAGTTTGTAATTCAGACCATCAAACGCCTCCATCAACAGGTTGCGCGTGCGGCCGGCAACGATTTCAGGATACTGCTTTCATCCAGAACGACGCCGCCAAACGATGCCGGATCTAGCTTTGGCAAACGCTCATAGTTCGCCACCATAACGCCTG